TATATTATTTGATATTCTTTGCTTCAGCTCCTCTATTTGTTCATATTCACTTTTTATTTCGTACCCATTTCCACCTTGCCCTCCGACACCACAGCATTTTTTTAGTTGTGGATTGGCTAAATGCTCAGTTTCTTCTTTTATCCTGTTTTTATACTTGGGATAACTGTATAACACATCTTCAATTTCTTTCAATACTATTCTTTGCTCCTGTGTTGCCATTATCTACATCACTCCTTTATACACTTTTCCATAAAAAATATCCTGCTATTTGCACAACAAATCCTAGAAATATGTAGAAGTTAATTCTATCTGCATCTTTTTTAGTTTTATTATCATTCATTGCATATTTTATTCCGACTAATCCAATAACCCCAAAATGAAACATGAAAATAATTATTATTACTCTCACATAAATTTCCATCATCTCACCTCATTCTATTATTTCTAATTGATTATAAATGTCACTAGGGATATTCCCTTTCCATTGAAAACTATTTTTTAAAATGTAATCGTTGTAAGCAACAGCTGTCCTATTTGCTCTTATCTTAGCTTGTGTTGCGAGTTCTACATCTGTATTTTTATAAGCTTCATAAGTTAATTTATCTGATTTATATGTTGCAATCATTGCCCTAGCAGTATCCTCAACTTTTTTTAATCTATCGTAACTTATGTTATCTATAGCTTTTTGATAGCTATAATCAACTTTTTCAGTGAAAAAACTAAATCCATATGCCATCAAAATTGACATCATCATTCCAACTATCCCTATTATCAACTGTCCTATTATTTTCATTTATTCCCTCCAATTTCATATTTAACTATCGGATTTTCAACTTTCATAGGTATATCACTGTATAAATATGTTCCTGTCCATTCTATATACTTTCCATCGTTTGTGAAAAAGAATATACCCATATTATCGTTTTCTCCATAGCTTCCATCTACATCTGGTAGCCAATCATTAGTATATTCGCCACGTGAATAATATTCGCTGTCAGGAGTTAAAAAACTATTTAAACTAGATACTTTACCATCTACTGTAAATGAACCTACTATCCCTCCATTTTCAGTAAATAAAACTATATATCCAAATGGCTTTACAACAGGGCATGGTAAATTAACTGCTTTTTCTCTTTGTCCATTTACCCAATAAGTTCTACGAATCAGATTATATCTTTCCAAACTGTAATCAATATCGTTTGGCGTAGGCTGATTTTCTGCTAACTTATTTCCCAGTCTTGCTGTTGATTGGATATCTTTATCGGTTCCAAATTCTTCACACCCAGCAAATAGCATAATTAAACATAATACCATTAACATTTTTTTCATCTTACATCTCTCCTTTACTTTAATTTTAAAAGCCCATCTACTCCAAAACTTGTGTACTTATTAGCCAAGTCAATAGCTTTTTCTAACAATTCAAAATCATTTTTAAACTTCTTTCTAACTTTTATAAAATTATCTATGATTTTGTCTTGCCTTTCAATAAGTGGTATAGTTATTGGAATATGCTCAAAATATAATCTAGATAGTCTCTTGACTTTTTCTCCAACCGCTTTATCGTACACGTATTGTCTTACTATATCTTTATAGTTAAGATAAAATGTTATGTATTTCAGATTTACTGCATCTTCAAATTTTTCTTTTAGTGTTAGAATAGCTACATTCCCATTTATTGCAGCAGGGATATCATTCTCATAGAAGATACATCTTCCAATATCTTCATAATCAAAATCTTCCAGATTTACTAATATTTGCCCTTTGTTAATTTTGTCAGCTCTGTTATAAGCTTCACTATTAATTTTTGTTATTTCTTCATCTACAAAACAATCATATTTTCTAGATATATCCCCATAAAATATGGCAGGTTCTCCATTTTCGACAATATCTCTTTTTGTAAAAATATCTTTTTTAGACATATATTTTATATTAAAAATATCCGAAATAACTACCGTTGTGCTCCCGAAAACAAAGTTAGCAATTTTGATTGTTTCTCTAATAAAGTCATCTCGTTTTTGCATCTTTTCTTACTCCTAAATTTATTTTCATATTTTTCTACTATTGCTTTTAGCCTTCTGATATTCCCCATAAAGTCTATATTTGCATCACATTCTTTTATTAAGAACAAATCTAATTCTAAATTTCTTTCTACCCCTTTTATCCAGAGTTCACAAGCCTTCGTATTTAAAGCATTAATATCAACTTCTTCAACTTCTTTTTCTTCTCTTATTTGCTCCCATCTATAATCTTCATCAACTTTCCAAGTATCTGAAACTATTATCTTTTCTAACTTACAATCGTAGAGTTCTCTGTAAACTGTTTCAGTTATCTTGTTCTTGTCGACAACTAAGAATAAAACATCTATAGAAGTATCTGTAAATGCATTACTTATAACATTTAGTTCGGCTAGTCTATTTCCAATTAATTCTCTAAACTTTTCTTCTGTTTTTCTGTATCCAACCCCTGGAAAAAGTATATAGAAGGCATATCTCTTTGTATATTCAAGAGATTTTAAAACAAATATATCGTCTACTACCCCCGACTTTTTCCAAGTGAATTGCTTTTGTATGTTCTTTTGCTCCTGTTCTGTCAAGTCTTTAAATTTTAGAGAAAATGGAGGATTCATTATTACACAATCTACTTCAAAATTTTCTCTTTCATACTCGAAAAAACTTTTAACTTCTAATTCAGTATTTTTAAAGTTTTCTCTTGCTGAATTAATCGAACTTTCTTGAACATCTACCCCGTATAAGATAGAAGGATTAACAAACTGTTCTAACTGTCCACTTCCAACCGCTCCATCAAAAACGGTTGGATTTTCTAAGTTGATATATTGTTTAACCTTCTTAGCTACATATTTTCTTAGTTCAGTCCCTGTTATGTACTCTGCTAGTTTCTTAGAGACTTCTCTATTGTTATGCTCTTTAAAGCTCATATATTAACTCACCTCTTTAGCTATTTTTACGAACTAACTCAAATTTTTGAATTCCCCATTCCAAAACTTCTAAATCTATCCCTTTTTCTTTGTATATTGCTTTTGTACTTCTAATAAATTCCAGCTGTGCTTCTTCTAGTTCAGCATCTGTTAATTCCTTTTTTCTAAAAATAGATTTTTTAATTGTTTTTTCTGTATTTTCTTCTTTAACTCTCAAGTCTATTTGATATCTGTGTAACATTGTTCTCCTCCTTATCTTTTATACTTCCCATTCTTATATGATTCTAATTTTGCAATATGCTTTTCAAATTCTTGCTCAGTTAATCCACTAAGCAACAACAGATTTACTGTAGCAGTTATTAAATCTAGAGCTTCAGCTTTAAAATTATCCATATTTTTAATTGCTGTAAAAGTGTTAGTTTCTCTAACTTCTGCTAATAACTCTTTGTACTCTTCTTTAACTTTTCCTAGTTGTGCTATCTCATTTGCATAAGCTATTGATTTATAATCCATAAGTTTATTTAAATCAATTTTCATTGTCTCACTTCCTTATTTGGTTTTCTAATCTTTCCACCAACTTTTAATAGTTGATTTTCATATAAATTAATCAGCAATTTTATTATTTCTCTACTTTCAAAAGATGTAACATTAGTTTCTTCAATCAAATTTCCATCCTCATCATATAAAAGAAATTCGCTATATATGTCATCATTATCTGTATTTTCTCTAATAGTCTTGGCTCTATACAAACCTTTTAAAACTTGATGATATAACTTTCTAAGCTCTTTATTTGCTAAATCATTCATTATCTCACTTCCTCCATCAGCTCAGGGTTTTCATAAATATTTCCAACTATTTCCATTCTTTTATTATTGTTGTTAATAAAAGTGATTTCCAATTCAAATTCATTATTTCTTAAAACAAATCTTGCTCCTTCAGTTTTGAAAATAACTTTATATTTGCTGCCATGCAAAAATACAATATCGCCTTCATAAATTTCTTTATTATTTTTGTCTTTTAATCCTGTGCATTGCATAAGATCTATATCTTCAAAATTACGGTATGAAACAGTATCTTTATAAACTCGTCTTTCTTGAAAGTTTATAGATTCAACATTAAACATATCTTTATTTATTTTATCCCACGCTCTAAATTTAATCTCTCTCATATTCATCCTCCCAATAGGCTATTTCTTCTATATATTTACCCCAATTATAGCAATTACAGCACATTACACTTCTCTTAATGTCATTAATATTTAATGTATTTTTTTTACTGTCAAAATCTCTATCAATGATTTTTCTTTCTATGTCAAATTCTGTACATCCACAAAATTTACATACCCACATTTTCATCACTCCAAATTATTCTTAAACCTGGTTGACTTGTGGATAATTCTAATATTATTCCATTTTTTTCCATTTTTATATAAATGACATCTCTTTCTTGAATTGAATCATCATCATCTGCCAATCTTATCTCTTTAACAATACCTGCATTTTTTACTATCATAGATCCATGCCCTTCAGGTTTCTCACCAACTATATATACTTCATTATGATATGGCATTTGCACTTCTATCCCTACTATTTTGATTATTTCTTGTGTCATTATTCATCTCCTCCAAGTTTCTCTATTTGTTCTTTTAATTCAATTAGACACTTATCGCATATATCAATTATTGTACCTCCACTAGAGTTTTCTGCTCTAATTTCTAGTACATTTACATTATTAGTACTATTACAACAATTGCATCTAATCCCATAAAATCTATATCTTGTTGTTTTGTTTATTTCACTATTTTTTATTAGTTTAATCATTTCCAATCTCTCCTGTTCTTACTCTTTCCCAAAATTCTCTATATTCTTTAGAATCTAGTACCTGTCTAGCTTCTGTACTATCTAAGAAGTAATTACCAAGTTTATAGTTTTTATCGTCTTTTTCATTTCCATAGTCCTGTGTTTTCTCTATACTTCCACCAGAAACATAGAAATATATGCATCCAAATGTTCTCATATCTGCTCCTTGTTTTTCTTTTCAGCTTCTTTGACTTTCATAATTCTTACTTTCAGACTTTCAACAAGTGCCTCTTGTACATCTCCTTTGTTTTGTAAAGCTTCCATTACATCTTCGTCTCTAGTTTCTTTACAAACCAAGTGATGTATAATTACTTTTTCTGTTTGCCCTTGTCTGTGTAGTCTTTTGTTAGCCTGCTGATATAATTCCAAGCTCCAATTAAGCCCAAACCATATCACATGATTACCTCCAGCTTGTAAGTTAAGCCCATAAGCTGCACTTGCTGGGTGGGCTAGTAATATATCTATCTCACCCTTATTCCAATCTAGTTGGTCTTGTGGAGTTTTCAAAAGCCTTATTCTTAATTTAGAATCTTTTAAAGCCTCAATTATTCTGTCCTTATCATGTTGGAAATTATAGAATACTAGTGCAGGTTTCCCATTTAACTGTTCTATTAGCTCTAAAAATCTTTCAATCTTGCAGTCATGGACTTCAAAGACTTTTCTATTCTCATCATAGATAGCTCCGTTTGCTAATTGTAATAACTTGTTAGAAAGTGCAGCCGCATTTGCAACTGTAATTTCAGTGTCTTCAAGCTCAAGTATGGCTTTTTTCTCAAGCTCATCATAAGACTTCTTAGCCTTGCTATCTAAAACTATTGGTACTTGTTCATAGATTATGTCAGGGAGTTCTAGGTAATCTTCTGCTTTCATAGATATACATATATCGGATATTTTCTCATGTATGGCTTCATTGGATCCTTCTTTGGCATCATAATTAAAAATTACAGTTCTGTTCCTTTGCCCTGGTTCAAAATATCTTTCTCTAAATTTTCCAATAGTCTTTTCTAGTCTTTCTCCCT